ATGGGAACCTTAAAATAGGAGGTATTTTTGAAGATTGTCCTCCTTGTAAAAGTGAAGAAAATTGTCTTCAGTATTGCGGTGACGCAAGTTATGTTTTAGAAATTGACGGGGGGTTATGTAAAACCCTAAATATTAATGAAGGAGATAGATGTATCTTTACATTTGATATTTCCGAATAAAACTATTAAACTTTAAATTATGAAAAAGAAACTATTGTATCTATTAACATTTATTGTGCTTTGTGTAACTGTTATTGCATTTAACAATAATAGTCCAAAAACAATATACAGTCATTATTATGAGCTTGGTAAGGATGAGGATTCTAAACCATCTTACAGAATGTTTTATCTAATTGAAACTTACTCTGATAGTTTCAATGTTCCGAAGTATGTCGCATATAATGTCGCATACAGAGAAACCAGATATAGAGGTCCACTTGATACTCTATATAATCCATATCTAACTTCAAAAGCCGGTGCAGTTGGAGCCATGCAAATTATGCCAAGGTATGCATCTTACTTTGCAGGGTTTGACGTTACAAAAACTCAAGTAATGAGAGACTTAGAATTGAACGTATGGTTATCAATGAAGATACTCGCTCAACACTACGAGAAATATAAAAACTGGGGTCTCGCCTGTGGAGCATATAATACAGGTAAACCAGTCAAAAATAATTATGCTAAGTTTTGTGAAAAAAATTTAGAGTTTACAAGACAGTGGATTATCCCTGACTCTTTGCATCTTCAATCTTTTGCTGGAGGACTCTAACAAATTCGTTTTGTAACATTTTAAGAAACTTAATGTAAGGTGAATCCTCTTTACCAGGGTCATACTTATATTTTCCTTGTGGAGGTCTCTTTGACCTACCCAAGTAATTAAGTCCTGATATGTTAGTAATACATTTGTGTCCTCCACTATTTGCTTGAATAATATCCCACGCCGGAACTTCAATTTGGTCAAGTTTTCCCCACTCTTCCTCAGTAAGTTCTGGTGTGGGTTTTTCCATCAGATATTTTATTTCTGTCAGGTATTTTGCACCTTTGTCCATTCCCAAAAAAGTGTCTCCATAAATTGCGGCAAAATCTTTAAATGTAAATCCAACCGAACCTTGTTTTACAGAAATTTCAGAAACGTGTTTAATTGTTGACAAAGAAACTTTTTTATCTTTCAACTGTCCTTCCCACTTACCAAGTACCTCTTGTGCAATTTCACCAAGATTAACACCTTTAAGTTCTCTTTCTTTTTTGAAGGGATTACATGAAGCCTGTAGTAATCCAAGTGGCCACGCTATTACCAAGAAATCAGCCTCAGGGTTGTTTCTAAAAGGAGTATATCTATCGTAAGAACCAGGTTTTGTCATTACCCCACCACCATATTGAACTATAATATTGTCCTTTATCTCAGGATAAGTCTTCATGGTGTCAACATATGTCTCTTTGTTTTTTTCGAGGGACCCAATTGACGCATAATTTTCTTCAGTCATTATTTCTTTTATCTTTAAAAATAAATTTAATAATGAAGGTTTGGATTCCATTACCAATCTTTCTAAAAAGTTTGGTTTGTTTTTAAACGCTAAAAGTAATTTGTTTGTTACAAGACCAAGTAACATTCTATTGGATTTGGCCGATGCATCTTTGTCAAATTTGTAAACATAATTCATTACAACTTCAGGTGTAATTTCATTTTTAGCGTAATCAGCACTGTCAACCATTGATATTGTTGCAACATCGTTTGGTGGAAATAAATCTGTTTTTGGTATAATTTGAGAAAGTGTCTCAACATTCGACCTTGATTGTCTGAATGATTTAGAGCCAGTTTCTTCAGCCCCAGCTTGTCTATCATGATGGTCCGTGTGTACAACAAACATAGGTTTACCGTGAGCAAAATCGACAAGAACTGGCATTACTTCACCAGTGGCATCTGCTTTTTTTACTGACCATTCTTTGTCACCGTATTGAATTACTTCAACGTCAACTACTTTAATTCCGTTTGACTCAAGGTAATCTCTCATTGCTATTGCCGTAGTAACACCGTCCAAGTCTTGGTGGAAATAAATCTTTGCTTTCTTGTACCTATCAGAAAGTTCTCTTATGTTCCTGATACCGGATTCAGATATGATTTTTCTCATTCTAATGTCAAAAGGTACTTGAGTTTATTGAAACCGTGTAACATTTCATCTCTCAGGTTTAAGAGGTCTGAATCTAATTGTGGGTCATAAACATCCGTAAATTCAATTAAAAAAATACATACTCCATCTATAAAGTTTTGAACTGATATCTCAGAAATATCTTGTCCTTGGATTGTATACCCTCCTTGATAGGATGGTCTACCGTGTTTACCCATACAAGCTTCTACAAAATCGTCTATGAGTTCATCTAAATCACCATATAGATTTCCGTAAGCTTGATGTTTAGCGTATGATTTGGTTTGCCAGTGTAAGAATTTTAATTGTATTTGTAATTCTACGAGTCTTTTAATAATTTCTGAGTGGTTCATACTTTTTTTTTAATAAATATATCGTAAAACAGAAATGGAGGTCAAAGACCCCCATTTTCAAATACTATTTCCTGTTGTTTCTTTTTATCTACAAAGGATTGAATTCTTTCCCTTGCAATTTCTGTGTAATTAGGACTGAGTTCTATACCTATCCATCTTCGGTCTAATATCTCGGCGGCCACACAACTGGTTCCACTTCCATTAAATGGGTCCATTACAATATCATTCTTATATGAAAGAATCTTAATTGCTTTTGTTGGGATGTCCATTGAAAAAGTTGCCTTGGTAAGTGGTCGACTATCATTAAGATATTTCCACTGACCAAATACAAGTTCCATAAATTCTTTCTTATCTTCCTCTTGATAAACAACTTTGGTCTTAAATGTTCCATCCTCTTGTTCTATTTGAGTTGGAACTCCCTTCCACTGAGGTTCGCCCTTAACTTTCTTAATGTGGTGTTTCTTGTAAGCAAGAATTACACATTCCTTTGGATTATAAATGTACGGACTTGATGGACTCATCCAACTACCCCAAGCGGTTGTTTTACTTCTATGTGGACTATCTTCCTCAAGGTCTACAATCCCGTAAAACTTGAATCCAATTTGTTTCATTACCTGATAAACTTCAGACACCAAAAAGATTCTACCACCTTTTTCTTGGCGATTAATTTCATAAGGAATGTTAAGAGCAATACGTCCATCGTCTTTCAGTACTCTGAAAGCTTGGGTCATCCAATTACGAGTAAAGTCCAAGTAATGGTTTATTTCCATATCGTCATCGTGAACATCATAATTAATGTTAACTCCGTATGGAGGGGAAGTTACAATTAAATCAACGATTGATTCAGGCATTTCCCTCATTACCTCAATACAATCTCCGTTTATTATTTTATTTATATAGTTTTCAATCATATTCTTCGTTTCTATCAATAATGTGTTCTCTCCACCACTTACTAAATTTTGTATTAGGATATTTTTCAGTAAAAATTATAAGAATTATAAAGGATGGATAAAATAATATTGAAAATACAAATAACCACCAAATTAAACTCATTTTTTCTCTAAATTTTGAATTTTCCTTTCCAAATACCAAAGAGCTTTTTTCAAATCCTGAATCTCTTTGTCAGTATCTTTTTTACCCGCCCTTGCAACGTACTTAACAACATTAAAAAGATATGCATCCATATCAAGTCCCCAAGCTTCACATACCTTTACAACTTCATAAACGTTCTCCTCACCCCCATAGTGGTCAGGATGATTTACCATTTCTTTTTTTTCCATTTTTTAAATAAATAAAAGATGACTCAGTGTGCTGTTGGATTAATTTACACCATGATATAGATTAGGCCTCTGAGTCACCTATTTAGATTTTACGACATAATACCCTTTTCCGTACTTACTTTCCTCAACAATTCCATCATCCATAAGTTCTTTCAACATTTTTTCAGTCTCCTCCATTGATGTTCTAGTGAGATGTTTTGAAATAAAACTTATGTGAACCGGTCTCCTAAGTTTAGATATTAGGGTTTGCTTTAAGGAATTCATCTTTGAGATTTTCGAATTTTTCTTTAACTTCATCATCCTCAAACATTAATACATCTTGTCTAATATAATATTCAACTAAAGCCGGGTGGGCTGTCATTTCTTCAATTGCTTCTTTTCCTACGATTTTTTTATTTAATCCCATTTCTTTTTAAATTTAGTATTGTATTTCTTTGAATTGTATAATTTAATATTTTTCTTTTAAATGCGGGTATAAGTGAAGTTTGCATCGGGTAATCCATTGTGGTTGTAACTTCAAATATAGGTAATCTTTTTTGGAAATCAAAGTATTCTATGATATTATCGTCACCAATTTCAATTGTTTTTACCAAAATGATATTCATTTTAGAATCAATTGTTAGTCTTCCTCTATTTTCTATCTGATATTTCCAAACCATTCTTTTTCCATCTTTGTCATAGTAGAAGTAACCTTGGAACTCTTCATAGTTCTTTTCGTTCTTAATTACTTTCAAACTAATCGAGTCGTACACAATAGTCCAAACTGCCTTAACAATATTAAAATAATCTAAAACCTTTTGTCCTGCAAACTTAACTATCTCTGAAAATTCATCATATTCCTTTTCATCTGTAATTGGAACTGGTTTGAATTTTAAATCAGACAATAAAATTTCGTCATCCACATTTTGAAGTTTTTTTTCAAAATACAAAGTTTTGAATTCTCCTGATATTGATTGGAGATTTGCAAGATGAATTGATAGTTCGGTATAGACCGGATAGATTTCAAACTTATCAATTTTCTTGTCACAATACTTTAGAAAGTCCATCAGTACGTACTGCTTATGTTCAAGGTCAATAGGGTCAGAGTAAATCCAGTCAGTATTCATCTTAAATAAAGACTTCTCCTTTTTTACCTTGTATGTTGCAGCATCTTCCATTAATTTTGTCTTATAATATAGAACCTCTCGTCATTTATAGCTACAGTGTCGTAAGTACTATCGTAACTTGACATTGCTCCATAGTCTTCGTTTCTCATAAAGTAGTCCACCAAAGAGTCTTTGTCAAGATAATCTGAAGCGTTAGAACCAATGTTAGAAAAGTATTCATCATAATTTTCAAGATAATACTCAACCGTCTCATCAATTCTATCTTGAATTGATTCTTCTGTATATTCTCCATCTGGTGAATCTTCTATTTCTGATATTTCAGTTTCAATTTCATCAATTCTATTTGTTACCTCATCATATCCTTCATTTTCAGGTTCCAAATCATGTAATCTACGTTCAAGTTCGTTTTTCTCTTGTTCTAGTCTTTGTATTTCTTCTTTCTGAGTGTCACTTAATTCTTTGTCGGCATCATTAAGATATGCGTCTGGATTATCTCTTATATCATTTTCATAAACATCTTCAATGTCACTTCTTAATCTATCCATATCCAAATTATCTTTAATTAACCAATCAGAAAGACCCTCGGTTCCAACTTCATCCACATAATTGTCCCAATATTGTCTAAAAGTACTATCAACTTCATTCTCGTTACCTACACAATACTCTTGACCATATGAACTTTCAATCATTGATGTAAAACAATTCATATCGTAAAAAGAATATCTCTCAGGTACTATAAAATAGACATCGGGTCTACCTTCAAGTTCTGTAATCTCACTTTCAACTTCATCAATTAATTTTATAATTTCATCTTCTTGTTCTCCACTTGCAGATTGTCTATCAACCTCAAGTCTTTCCAATTGTGTTTTTAACTCCTCTATTCTTTGTTCATCTCCCGGTTCTTTCGCTTCAAAGTCCCCATCATATTCTAAAAATTTAAATACGGCATTTGCCTTTGCCGCAAGTTCACTGTCTTCATTTAGTTCTAAATCAAAAAC